ACCGACGTAAGTGCAAAGACTTATTTGTCAAGAAGTTTGGTAAGCCCGTGGATCTTTCGAGTGACGACTACGACGCCGCCGATGCGTTTGTTACTTACTGGGAAACCATCGCTGCCCAACTTCCCGGCGCTCAAATCGTGGAAGATCCGGAGCAGTCCGAGTAGGTTCGAAAACGAGAAGAGCCCGGGACCGAGAACCCGGGCTCAACTTCTCCAACTACCACGAAGGAGATATGCGATGAGCATACCTGAATCGAACCCCCGTTCGATAGATGCAGACAACTACTTTGCCATAATTCCCGAATGGGTTCTTGACGCTGACGTTTCCGCTCAGGCCGTTCGGCTCTACGGAATCCTTCGCCGATACGCCGACGCCGACAACCGGGCATGGCCCTCCCGCCACACGCTTGCCAATCGGATGCGAGTGTCAACGAAGACCGTCGATCGAAGCCTGAAAGAACTCCTTGGGCTCGGAGCATTGGCTATCAAACACCGCCGAGACGCTGCCGGAGATCCCACCACAAACCTGTATCGACTCTTCACTGTAAATCCCGGGGTAGGGACACAGAAGTCGCCACCTAGAGACGCTGATGTCGCTAGGGGTAGGGACACCAGTGTCGCCACCGGTAGGGACACAGATGTCCCACATAACCAAAGCCATTTGGAAACAGAGCCAATTGAAACAAAAACAACTCAGACGTCGACTTCGTCTCCGTCAATCGTGGTTCAGGATCCCCATGAGCAGACTTGTGTCATGTTGGCAAACCAACTGGCCGACCGAATTGCTGACAACGGCTCGAAACGTCCAACCGTCACTCGGAAGTGGATTGATGCGATTGATCGAATGATCCGCATTGACGGTCGGGAGCCCGACAAGATTGCACGGGCTATCGATTGGTGTCAGAACGACACCTTTTGGGCAGCGAACATTCTCAGCCCCGACACTCTTCGCCGTCAGTATGACCGGATGCGATTGCAAGCCAAGCGGGCCAACGCCCCCGGAGCCACCAAAGGCATGGCTGCCGTCGCCGCCTATCTCGAAATGGTGGATGACTGATGGAAGCAAAACAGGCCGCTTCACTCGTCGCCCTCATTGCTGCTGCTCACCCTCAGTGGCCTGCCACTCCGGAAACCATCGCGGTTTACCGGCAAATGCTTTCGGACGTGACTTATGAACAAGCCCTATCCGCAGTCCAAGACCTCATCGCAACAGAAGACCGTTGGCCGTCAGTTGCCTCCATACGCCGCCGTATCGCCCTCCAAGCGGGATTCCTACCTCCTTCCCCGTCAAACGCTTGGCAAGAGGTCTCCGATGCGATCAGCAATGGAGGTCGGTCGACCCTCCCTGAGTTCTCGCACCCTGCGGTCAAAGCGGCGGTTACTGCTATCGGCTGGTGGGAACTTTGCAGCACGACGAATCCGTCAGCGACCCGAGCCCATTTCTTCCGATTCTACGAAGACGCTTCTGAAGAAGAGACTCGAAGGGCTTTGGGAATGGGAAGTCGGCATCTTGCTCTCGGAGGACGAACCGAAATAGGTGCAGCATGACGAAGATGACCGGATGCGATTGGTGTTTCGTCGGACCTGAAGACGAATGTTCCCCTGAATGCCCGTCAAATCAGCGCCCATGGAATTCCACGCTCAAACGGGGTAAACCGTTGCAGGCCAAAAACCCATGGAGACCTGTCCGGAAACCTCTTGCTCATCGATCAAAGAAGATGACCAAGATTTACAAAACCCGTCGAATCCTCGTCCAAGACCTATTAGATCAACGGCCCCTTTGTGAAGTGCGCTGGGACAAGCAATGCCAGCACGTTTCCGTTGACGTACACGAAATCCTCCCCCGCTCTCAGGGCGGAAACATCATCGGAGGTGATGCGAACGAATATCTGACCACTTGCCGGTGGTGCCACGAACAAATCGATAGGTACCCACAAGAAGCACACGACCGCGGATTCCGTATGTGGTCGTGGGAAAGAAAATCATGACTAGAGATCGAATTCTTGCAGCAACACTCACCGCCTTGTTCCTAGTAGCCGCCTTTTTCTTTTTTGATGCGATTGCTCTATCAGCAAGTGCTGGTGGAGACTCGGTTCCTGTTGAAACAACCACAACGACGTTGCAAGTCGTTGAAACAACTACCACGACGATTGACCTTTCGTTCCTGAACACAACGACTACAACGCAAACCCCGAAGCCTGTTCCGCAATACCGGAACACTGAACCGGTGACAGTTGAAACCACTACAGACAGGTGGGATCAGTTGGCTGGATGCGAATCGGGCGGCAATTGGGCCACCAACACTGGCAACGGTTTCGGTGGCGGGCTTCAGTTCATGCACCAACGCTCGTACTCAACGTGGCTGTCTTACGGGGGTGGAGAGTTCGCACCACACCCTTGGGAAGCAAGCCGAGAGCAACAGATCGTTATTGCTGAGCGAGTCCTCGCCGGATCGGGCTGGAAGGCTTGGCCGGGGTGTAGCAGAAGGTTTGGTTGGTTGTGACCCTTCTCCGACAGAACTCCGAACTTCGTCGCGATCGCATTTGGAATTGGACAATTCCGGCCAGCACCACCGTTCTGCCTGACGGGCGAATTGCCAACGGATGTCCCGCAGCCGATGGATGCGTAAACCTTTGTTACGCTCGGAATGGCACTTATCTGTTTCCGGCCGTGAAAGCCGCTCATCAGCGCAACATGATGATGGCCCTAGACGACCTCCCCGCATGGGAGACGACGATGCTTACCGAACTGGCGAGCAAACGGTTCCGACCGAACGGGATCGCTCGGTTTCCTCACCTCGTAGAGTGGATGCAACTTGACGAATGGACAGCCGAATGGGCGGCTTCAGGCGGCGCTGCCATACGAATTCACGACGCAGGCGACTTCTTTGCGGACGACTACACCGAGGCATGGCTGCGAATTGCAGCCACAACCTCAGATGTTCTGTTTTACGCGTACACCAAAGAGGTTCCAAGATTTCGTGCGCTTGTCGAAGGCACGGCCCCGATTAACTTCCGCTGGCTTTACTCACTCGGAGGCAAGTTTGACCACCTCCTTGACCTCGACCGAGACCGTCACGCCGACGTCTTCCCCGACATGACCACGCTGGCCGACGCCGGTTACATCGATCAGACCGAGTCGGATCTTCTGTGCGTATTGGCTCCCACGACCCGAGTCGGGATTCCGGCAAACAACATTCGGCACTTCCGAAAGCGCCAAGGCAACCGCACCTTCGGCACGATTCAACGAGATCGGGACGAAATCAGGGCGAAACGATCATGACCGGAGTGCGTTTGAAGCGTTGCTGCAAGTGTTGGCGCTACCTACCCATCACTGATTTCAACTATGACGCCTCAACTTCTGACCGGTTGACCTATCGGTGTAGCCCGTGCATTGAAGTACACGCCTTTTTTGACACGTTTACACCAAGTCACCCAACGGATTCCGATGCAATTCATTCTTGAATACCCGGAACGTCCGTGGACGACCAACGCTGAACGTGCCGGTAACCGCTGGGACAGAGCAAAGAAAACAAAGGAGTGGAGGAATGCGTTTGCATGGCTGGCACTCGAACAAAAGATTCCGCCGCTCAAATGGTGTGACATCACCGCAGAACCTTGGCTTAAAGACCGTCGGGGAATGCAGGACACAGCCGCCTGCAACCCCGCAGTCAAAGCCGCAATTGATGGCCTAATTGATGCGAACGTCATCATTGACGACGGCCCTCACATCGTAAAAACCATCACCTTTCATGCACCACAAGTAGGACGAAACTCACTCGTCCTCATAATCCAAGGAGAACCCGCATGACCGAGCAAGCAAGCATCTTTGATTTTGTTGAAGCCAACGAAGCATTAGACGAAGCCCTCAATCGGGTCGATGCGAATGCAGACGACGAATGGAAGACCACAGCCCTCCGAGCAGTCGGATGGCTTTCAATGACCCAAGACCGATTCACCACCGACGATGTTTGGGCTGTACTCGTTGACCGGGAAGAAGCAACACACGAACCCCGAGCCCTCGGACCCATCATGCTCCGAGCCCGCAAACTCGGATACATCGCAGGCACAACCGACTACGTCCTTTCAATGAGGCCCGAATGCCATCGAAACCCCAAGAAAGTTTGGCGTTCCCTGCTTTTCGAGCCGTCAACTGGCGTTAGTATCTAACCCCACTAGGAAAGGAACCTCAGATGGCAGAAACAAAGATCGCCACCGAAACCGAATTGGTTCAGATCAGCGAACTCACCAAACAAATGCGATTGCACGAAGCCGCCGTAGTTGACTTAGGTAAACAACGCCGAGTCATTCTCCGAGACCTCAGAGAACAAAACATTCCGTACCGACTACTCGCCGAAGCCATGGGCACGTCCGAACAGGCCGTTTACAAGGATCTCCGATGGGGAAAGTGACCTAATGGAACTCACCTCAGACCTCATCGACGAAATCTGCGAAAAGATCACCGACGGCAACTTCCCCTTGACCGCCGCAATTGCCTGTGGAGTCGCAACCCCGCAATACAACGAATGGATCCGCCTCGGCAACACCGAAATCAATTCCATTTCGGAAGGCAACAAACTCAACGAGAAGAATGCGATTTACGTTCACCTCGTCACCCAAATAGCCACCGCTGAAGCAACCGCAGAGTCCCGAGCCGTCGCCTTTTGGCAAAACCATGTCTCCGAGAACTGGCAAGCCGCCCGAGACTTCCTCGCTCGCCGCTACCCGGCCCGCTGGTCAAACAACCCACCTCAGCAATGACTTCGGTACCCGGTCGACCATCGAAACGACCAACAGCAGCCGTAGTGAAACGAATATGCGATCAGATCCGTGCAGGAACTTACCCTCACGTCGCAGCAGCAGCCGCCGGAATCGCCCCATCCCAATTCGATGACTGGATGCGAATCGGTTCAGGCCCCAACCCACCCAAGTTGTACGCCGACGCCCACGCCGACGTAACCGCTGCCATGGCCGTCATGGAAACCAAAGCCGTCACATCCGTACTGGTAGGCATGGCAGATGACTGGAAGGCCGCTGCATGGTGGCTGGAACGCTCCCGACCCTCCGTATGGGGCAAAGGCACCACACGCCGCACCAAAAAGATTCCCAACGAACCTGAAGACCTCACCCCCGAACCCATCCAAAACGCCGGGGTACAGAAACAACACGTCGAAGAGTTCAAAAAGATCCTGCTCCGCAAACGCCTCATGATTCATGCCGTTGACGGTGCCTGCTATGTCCCCTTCATCGGAGACGCCGACATAGCCACAGAAATCTACACAGACCGCAAAATCTATGGGGCCGACATTAAACAAGCCCGAGTCGACATCGCCCGCACCCGACTCCCCAACGCCGACATTCGAGTCTTCGACTGTGACGAGTGGCCGTTCTCCGACATTCAAACAGAACCCACAGCAATCGCCGACTTCGACGCCTTCAACTACCCCTACCATGCGTTTCGAGCCTTCATGGAACACGGCAACCCCTGTGACACCGTCGTCTGTTTCTTCACCGACGGAGCCCGAATGCCCGCCCAACGCCTCGGTATCTACACCGACCCCGCAGGAATCAAGCACACTGGCCTCGATATCAAAGAGCGCCGCATCGTCAATAACCTTTACTGGCCCCGCATCGCTAAGCCATGGCTCATGGAATGGGCTAAGGCAAATGGCTGGAAAGTCATCACAACCTCGTTCTACCTTAGGGACCGAATCATCTACTGGGGTACAGTTCTCAAACGCTGAATCCGTAAATCCCGTGCCATAGAAAGGATTCCGATGGCTGCAACACCGGCAAAACGCAAAGAAAAGTTCGATGCGATCAAAAAAGAGGAATACCTGAACCTGCTTCGCAACGGGGGACGCCGCCATGTCTCGGCCCGAACCGTTGGCATTGACCCCACAACCGTCCTTGACCACATGAACAAATATCCCGAGTTCGCTGACTCCGTTTCCCGAGCGGAGATGGAAGCCAACGAAATGGTCGAAGACGCCCTGTATCAAGCCGCCGTCGCCGGACACGTCACCGCCTGCCAAGTGTGGCTGTACAACCGAATCCCACAGAACTGGGCCGACAAACGCAATATCAAAGTCCAAGGCGATGCGAACAACCCTGTGCAAGTCCACACAACTGTCGATCCTGCCGAGTTAGAAGCAAAGGTGCAGGCTGTCCTGAAGCAGCGCAATGACCGCGGTTAGTACCAGCCTCTACGAAGATTTCCTGAGAGCCACCCCGGCCGCTCGAATGCGATTGCTTAACAAACTGTCGCCCAGTGAACGTGCCGAATTCGATCTTGTGTTGCAGGAAGAACTTTCTCACCCGTGGTTTCGTTATGCCCGTGACCCGGTGGGCTTTGTCCGTGATGGCCTCGGGGAAACCATTTGGTCCCGTCAGGCTCAGATCCTCGAATCGGTTCGGGACAACAAACGAACTGCCGTACCCGCCTGTCATGCCCCCGGTAAGTCCCACATTGCCGCTAGAGCCGTCTCATGGTGGATCTCTTGTCATGCACCCGGAACGGCTATTGCGATCACCACGGCCACCACACACCGCCAAGTCCGAAACATTCTGTGGCCCCACATTCGCCGAGTCGCAGTGAGACACAACCTGCCCGGTGAAGTTTTAACGACGACATGGAAACTGGACGACGACATCGTTTCCTACGGCTTCTCCCCTTCCGACTATGACGAAACGGCCGTGCAGGGCATCCACGCCCCCCACTTGCTCATCGTCGTCGACGAGGCTGGCGGCATCGGACCAATCATCGGCCAAGCCTTAGAAGCCCTCATGACCGGCTCTCACACCCGACTACTATTGCTCGGTAACCCACCAACCGACTTGGAAGGCTCATGGTTCGAGAACGCCTGTGGGTCAGCGAACTACAACGTCATTCCTATCAATGCGTTTGACACCCCGAACTTCACTGGCGAAGACGCCGGAATCTGCCACGCCTGCCCGCCTTCAGTGCCTCAGCACTCAGTAGCCACCCACCTTGTCGACCGGGAATGGGTCGAAGACGTCATATCCGAATTCGGTGAAGAGTCCCCATTCGTTCAAGCCCGTGTATTTGCCCGTTTCCCACGCCAAGTATCGAACAAGGTCATTCCCTTCGATTGGGCTGAAGCGGCCTCTCAGAACGAATCACCGACCGAATCAATGCGAATCAGGCTCGGAGTCGACGTCGCCGCTGACGGTGGAGACGAATTCGTTATCGCTTGGGCTGACGGCTACCGGGTTTCCATCAGGCACAACTCATCAGGTTCCGTGAACGCCAACCCTGTCGACGTCGCCGGGAAAATCCTTGAACACATTCATCAGGCCGAGAAGATCCACGTCGAAAGGGAACTAACACAGCCGGTTCGAGTCAAGATCGATGCGATTGGTGTCGGCTGGGGTGTCACCGGGATGCTGCAACGCTGGAAAGACGAGCGTCGCCATGGCGCTGAGATCATCGCCGTCAACGTCGCCGAACGATCCGCTTTCCCCGACAAGTTCCACAATCAACGAGCCGAAATGTGGTGGAACGGCCGAACCTTGGTGCAACCGGCACCTGACGGCGCTCAGGAGATGCGTTTAGACATTGACCGTCGGGCTATCGCCCAGTTGTCAACCCCGATGTACAAGTCGGACTCTGCCGGTCGAATCCAAATTGAGAAAAAGTCGGACATGAAACGCCGGGGACAAACCTCCCCTGACCGTGCCGAGGCCGTCCTGCTGGCCGTCTTCGAGCCTCCGGGCCATGTCGCCCCTCCTGCTGTGCCTGCGATTCAGTTCAAGCAATCAAATGACTGGAATATCAACATTTGATCGAAAGACTTGCACACCTAACCACGGTGTAGTAACTTTGCCTTGGAGGGAGAGGGACTTCCTCCGGAAAAGGACATCATGAACCTTGCATACCGCCCCTACAACCAATTTGCAGCCGATCTTGCCCCCGGTGGCAAGATCACCATTGATGACGCAGTGGTCGGCCATGTAGCGCACTACACGACGGAAAAATGGGGGGCCATGGCTAACGGCAAACCTAAAGGTCTCGGCCTCTTTGACAATCAGGCCGATGCGATCTTCGCAGTCATCGAAGCCGCCATCACTGAAGATGCACTGGAAACTCACTTCACCGCCATCGACAAGTTCGTGACCCAGTTCCACACGGCCGAACAGCAGCAGCAACTCGCACAAATCGACGAAGCCATTGAAGCCGCCAAGTACGGAGAGTACGCATGAAATTCGTCAAGACCGACAACCGAACCTTTGAAACCGAAGACGGGGCTTATGCGGTTTACCGCTACGCCAACAACAGTTACGCCCTGCAAACTCGTCTGACGTACATCGTCTATGAAGGCAAAACCGCCGTCACGGACGAACTCGGCGACTTGGTCACTTTCAAATCAATCACAGATGCGAAGCAATTCGTTATCAACAAAGTAATGGGGGTCGCACAATGACCGACCAACAAATCCCTGAACCTAATTTCATGTCGGGATCCGATATGAATCCGAACCTGCCAATCGAAATCTCAATGTCCATCCGAGAATGGTCGCTCATCTGCATGGCGCTCCGAGCCAAGGAACACGACATCGAAGATGCGATTGAAGGAATGCCATCCGAAGCCGCCGCCGCTCAACTCACCCGCTACGCAGCGTCGTACACCCACATTCGAGTCTCCCTCCTGAACACCCTCTTGGACGCTGAAGAAAAGTGGATGGACAACGAAGCCCGTGAAATCGCCGAAATTGAAGAATGGAGAGAAGACCAATGAAATACATCCTTGAATTCACCGAAAAGGCCACCTACAACTGTGAGGTCATCGCCAACTCCAAGGCTGAAGCAATCGCCAAGGTCAAGGCAGCCGACTTCGACGTAATGGATATGTGCTGTGGCGGAATGCCCTACGCCGTCAAGGTCATCGGAGTTGTCGAACAGGAAGTCGACGCCTGATGCGATCACCTGAATTCACTGAAGCCGAACTCTTGGCCGTTGAACTGTCGCTCATGGAAACACTGACGATGCTCAACGCTCACATTCGAGCCTCAGAGCCCGACGATCCGGAGAACCAGCGTCGCCGCCAACTCATCATTCGAGTCCAGCAGGCTTTATTTAAAATCAGGTACACACATCAGCCTTGATCGTGCGTTATCTCAGTGGAAGGCACCAACCATCCACCACACCTAACCGTGGTGTGGTACAGTTACCAACGAGCGAAGGGATCGCTCAGGAAAGGCAAATATGCGAAAACTTCACACAAGCCCAAGGTTCGGCGGTTCGATAGACCTCTACGAACTTGTCGACACTTGTGACGGCGAGCCGTTGGGCGCTACTCACATCGGCACTGTTGTCGCTACCGAAGGTGGCTTCACCCACGGCAAGACAAATGCTCGCCCCTTTGAGACCCAAGGCGCTGCACTCGTCAACCTCGCAACGATCCACTACCGAGGGATCCCGCAACACCTCCTTGACGCCATGCCCGAACTCATGGGCGCTGATGCGTTTGGCTCGGCGATGGACAAGATCGCCGCCGCTGCCAAGCGTGCAGGAGCCGCTCACGACGCCGCTACCGCACGCTGGGGCTCGAACCCGGCACCGGTTGTCGGCCGCTATGTCACAGGATCGTCAGACAATCCTCTTCAGGGCCCCGCCTCTCTGAATTGAGTGTGTCTGATGCGGCCCCGGGCTCGGACCCGCCCCAAGCCCGGGGCCACGCTCTCACCACACCTAACCCCGGTGTGGTACCGTCTCCGACGAGGGCAGGGAGCCCTCAGGAAAGGCAAGACATGACCAAAGTATTCGACACCCGAGACCTAAAAGCCCTCAACACCATCGCTGCCCTAGAGCAGAAGAGCCGAGTCCTCTCCCCGGGGCTGATGCGATTGCTTGACCCCGACGGTTACCACGTTGAGTTCTTCAGCATGATCCACAACGACATCGAATTACGACTTGGCCTCATGGTCAAACTCGTCAACACCGACGAACCGGTCGAAGTGTTCCTAGACGTCGACCCCGACACCTACGACCACTACGGCTTCCAACACACCGACGTCTTGAAAGGAACGGCATGACCAAGACAATGCAAGAACTCAACTACCTCGGCGGATGTCTTCATCCCAAGACCCCTGAAGGCCGTGCATTCCTTCACCGGGTCTACTGGGCTCACGTCGAAGAACTCCCCAACTACGAAGACCGTGAGGTCGGGCTCTACGAACTCGCCGAAGCCGCCGTGCCCGTCGCCACCCAAGAACAGTGGATGGTGTTCGCTGACTTAGGTGGCTGGATGGTCGACGTCGACGAAGTCATGGGCGACGAAGGCACCCCTGCCGAACGAATGCGAATCGCTTTGTGCATGGTCGCCGACCTACTCATGGCAGGACTCGAAGCAGAACACATTGAACAGGAAGGCAAGGTGACGGCATGACCCGAATGCCATCAATTGTTGGTATCGCTATCGACATGAAAACAGACAGGATCATGAGTTACGTCGGGAACCTCGGCGATGTCCGCAAATGGGCTGCCGAACTCTCAGACCCTCACACCAGTATCCAAATCCGGGAAATCGGCGAAATCGTTATGTTCGTCGGAGAGGTGAAGTCATGAAAGCCCGCAATCACGACAACCTGATGTCATGGCCTCACGGCTATTTCGAGGATTTTTACAGAGAAGACCGCCACCCCAATGCCGAGTCAATCCGGACGGCCGTCGAAACAACCCTGACCACGAGTCGGGCCGATGCGATTGTCCGAGACAGTGGCAGTGCCTCGCAAACAGCGTGGCCCGAAGACGACCCTGAAGGCTTGCAGTGGAAGGTCAGCGAAATCCTGAGGCTCTTTCAGTCTCGTCCCGCAACTGGCGCTGTCGAAGAGTTCTTTGTCGGCGAGCGTCACATGGAGAGAAGCAAATATGTGAGCGTCACCGTTTGGGATCATTCGGTGAAGCACTCCACGCCGGAAAACCCTGCCTGCTACACGACCGTTTATCACGTCGACGAATTGCCTCTCCATTACCAAGGCTATGAACTCCCGTATGCGAGCCGTGGCTTGCAAATCCGGGCTTTGTTCACCTTTGGTGTTGGTGATTGACAGTTTCTACCGGGGTTGCCCTACACTGGGGTTGACCGATGCGACCACGGGAGGATCCCGATGACCGATTTTCGTAACGTGATGACACACACTGCATTGCACGGTGAAGAGGCCGAAGTTGAGTGGGCCCATTCCCTTGTCGACGAACTCTCCGAGGCTTACGGGCTGCACTGGGCCGGTCTCATGGAAGATCCTGAGATCGAAGCCCAAGACGCTCTGTTTGCCACGACCGACGAGTTCAACCGGCTGGGGATCGAACGCCTTCAGGCCACCAACATGGGTGATGCGATTGAACGGATCTTCCTGACCGCCCTGATTGAGAAGAATCCGGGGCTCGGGAATCTGTTGGAGCATGAGGCCGAGCAGCGAAAGCGGATCATCATCCCCACAGCGTCCTAACTGTGGTAGAGTTTCAGTGAAGCGGAGGGACCGCTTCAGAAAGGCAGCAGCATGAACACCATCACATCAGCCCAATTCAAGGAACTTACCCAAGTTCTCTACGCCAAAGACATCGTCGATTCGATGGATGACGTCGAAGTTGAGGAACATTCCGGGTATGCCCCACGAATCGCAATCACGATGAGTCAAGGAATCGACATGGCGGTTCAATGCGGTGCAGCAATCGGCTCTATTCCGGAACTCGCTCATCTCGTCAAAAACGCTGTAGTCGAGGGCGATTGCCGGATCGGCACTGTGTACATCGACAACTACAAGGTGGAGGAAGCAGCATGAAAACAATCACCGTCGACCTCTCAAAGACGATCGGACAAGAGTCCGCCATTAAGGCGAACGGCTCGCCGATCTTCGACATTGAGGTGACGCTCCCGGCTGTCAAGGATGAACTGAACCCCATTGCAGGATTCGGTCGGGTCGTCTCAGCAGGACCGGTCAAAGGTCATGAGGTTCTGTTCACGGCCGATGCGATTGTCCAATAACCACCACACCTAACCCCGGTGTGGTATTCTTCAGGTGAAGGCAGGGAGCCTTCGGAAAGGCAGCACATGACCAAAACCAACAACGCCGAGGCGCTTGCCCGACTGTTCGAAATTTGGAACGTCGCTGTCGAAGCCGCACTCGCCAACGGATTCAGCAAGAAAGACGCCGCCGAGGCAGTCGGCATTTGGCTTGACCAGCAACTTGACGGAAAGGAATCAGCATGACCAAGATCCACGAAGGGTTCGAGTGGACCGTCGATATCGACCAGTCCGGAGAACTCAACTACCACGACCAGCCCACCCTCATCCTCTTCATCATCAATGAGGAAACCGGTGAACCAATCAATGCGATTGGCGGAATCGACGTTGATTACACCGTCTCCGACCACGGCAACATCCACATCCACCCCGACCATGAGCCCTACATCGTCGACCTCGCCAACGCCTACATCGAAGATGCACTGGAGGAAGCAGCATGACCCACCCACTCGCTAAGCACTGGACGCCCAACGATTCGGTCTGTGAAATCTGCGGCCAACAATTCGCAGAGAACATTCCCGAAGCCGATATGTGGCATCCCCAGTACGAAGAACACGGATCGCTAGTCGTTCACAAAGCCTGCGGAGAACAACGAGGAATGGAGTACTCATGAGCATCAACTACCCAATTGACGTCACGATCGACGGTCTCTGCGACCTAATTGAAATGGCTGAAGGCGAAGTCTCTAAACCGGTCGGAGAACATTCTCTGCCAACAATCGGAGAAGAGTTTATCTGCATCACGCCAGCACAAGCCGATGCGATTCTCACCCAAGTCTCAAACCTCCAAGAAGAAATCCTTGACCTCATGGAAATCATCAACCCGCTTGACCCCGACGAGGAAGGCGAATCATGAACGCACCACACGAATTTTTTGAACCTTTGACCTCCGAAGAAATTATCGATGCCATTGACCTCACCTATGAGGTTTTTGCCGACCCGATCCTCCGAGATTCGCTGCTCATGACGGCAGGGGACTACCAACCTCACGTTCGAGACCGCATTACAGCCCTGTACCACGAAGCCGCCACAACCCTCGCCGTCCTAACCGCCGCCCTAGAAATCGCCGCCAAGACTCAAACCGTCTCGGCTGATGCGATTGCCTAGACGCTTCCATCTCACCCCTGTAGAGTCGACCCATGGCTATCGAACCGAAGAACGTCCCGTCTTACATCGCTGAAGACGAGGATCTTGAAGGTATCCCCGACCCAAACCTCACCGGATCTCTTCGAGGCACCCTCGTTGACCATCACGGGCAACCGCTGGAGGTTCCTGATGGCGACCGCTGAACAGGTACTTGACCTTTCCCGGTCTCAACTCGGCAACGGACCCAAGAAATACACAGACTGGTACCCCTCAGGAAATGTGGCTTGGTGCTGCATCTACCAAAGTTGGGTTCTGTCGGAATGTGGACTCCCAACTCATTACGCTTGGGTCTCGGCCCTATTCGATGCGATGAGAGCCGACGGCAGGAACACTTACGACATTCGATCCGCAATGCCCGGTGACCTAATCGCCTTCGAGTGGGGATCCACGGCCGGTGGCTACGACCACATCGCCATGGTGGAATCCGTAGACGGCAACGGGGTCACCGCAATCAATGGCAACTGGGGCAACAAAGTCACCCGTGCATGGCACTCGTTTAACGGCGGCGGCATCGCCGAAATCGCCCGACCTGCATACTCAAACACCCCGAGCCCCGGACCCACACCAACCCCGGGCCCCATCAATGCGAAGGAAAAATCCATGTTTCATCTCAAAAACACCGACGGTCGCGACGAATACATCGCCCTCACCGACGGCGGACAAGTTGTGTCCTGTTGGTCGGTAACCCCGAACGGCAAGATCGGCCCTTGGGTCGAACTGAAGCCCGGTATCGCCGGATCAAACCTTGTTGCTGAATACGCCCCCGACGGCCGTCTCTGCGTAACCCTCGCCGCCACTGGCGAACTGTGGGGGTCATGGCAGGCAGCACCATCACAGGGCCCATGGTGTGACTGGTTCCGAGTCAACGACCTTCGGGGCCTCTGATAACACCATGTCTGAAACCTCCGACCCTGATGCGATCAACCAAGACGCCCGAATTGAACTCGGTGGCGTCCACATCGTTCGCATCTTGGAACCGGACGGCACCATGTCCCTAGAAATCAGCACCGACGACGAAGTCGACCCGTGGACTGCCATCGGCATGATCCGAGTCGCTTTGCAATGGGAACTGGACGCTTATCCATTCCCCGATATCAACGACGACAACTTCTGATGATCGAATGGTTCGGCTTTGCAGCGTTCTGTGCAGTGCTGGCCCTTTGGTGGATCATCGGCGGAATCGACGATTAAGTCTTCAACTACCACCCCCAAGGAGAAACAAATGAAGAACCGCAAGATCCTCGGCGCTTTGTGTGCCGTTGTAGTCATGGCAGTGCCCCTCATCGGATGCGAATCATCCGAAACGACGGGAACAACTGCTCCTGAAAAAGTAACAACGACGACAGCCAAGAAAGCCTCGGCCATTGACGTTTACGTTGCTTCAATGAAGGTCAAGTACCCGAACTCCAGTGACGCTCAACTCATTGACCTCGGCAAGACCTCTTGTGAAGTAATCGATGCGTTTGGCTCTGTCGCTGACGCCATCTTTGCTATTGCTGAAGATCCGACTTGGGATCGAGAGATGGCCCGCAACGCCGGGTACACGTTCGGAGCGGCAGTACCAGTGTTCTGTCCCGAGTACACGGCTGAGATGAAGGCGCTTGTGGACTGATGTCTCAGGATCTTGTTCGGCGGCTTCGTGCATGGGCTGAAATCAATGGTGACGAACTGTTCACTGAAGCCGCCGACGAGATTGAGTGGATGCGTTCGAAGAGTGACGCTGCTGCTCTCCTAAAAGTCAATCGGACACTTGCCGAACGCAACTCCGAGATCCTGAAGTTGAAAGACGAGATCCGGGGCTTGCAGGAAACTGTTGACGGACTCGTAAAAACCATTGACGCGATTGTCCCCGAAGAGGGAATGGTTGATGTCACGCTCGCACGCGAGACCGTTGAGAAAATGATTGGCCCTTGGTACCTCGTAAAGAAACCGATGGCCGACGAATTCCGAAAGGCTTGTAAGGACGCTTTATGCCTGAGTTGAACGCCAGTATCCCGCCCATTGAATGCTTTGTTCGAGGCAACTTCCTGCGACAGCAACAAGACAGTCACGAAAAAAAGTTCCCAGTAGTCATTTTCGGTGTCGCCTCAGTGCAGCATCGGAGCCCGCTGTTTCACTTCCTGATGGAAGACGGAGCGATTTGGTGGAGGATGCCGATTTCAGCGTTCTGCTGGAAAGAAGACTCCCCTGAAATTGATTTGCACGACCTCGTTCTTTGGAACTCTTTCTCACCGTATGTCTCAGTTACGCAATTCGCTCATATGCGAAACATGAGGATGACGTACAGAGACAGAACTGGCAAAGAAATCAGCGGCAAATACCTGATGACCCTTGACTGGCATTCCGCCGACTCAAACACCTTGGATATCGGCTATTCAGAGAACCCCGGCCAACACAAGTGTGGACACGTCATTGAACGAGACGACGGCAACTATGCGATTCAACCAAACAACCGATGCCGTATGTTCGAGCCTTCCTTCACCGTAAAGATGGGCCAAAACGTCATAGACAGGCTGATTAACTTTGACTTGTGGGACGTCGAAGACGCTGCCAAGTCGATCACCGAAGACTCCGATGCGTATGAATACGGGCTCAGCAGCGAAGAAAAGAAATGAACGCTGAACACCTTTGGACGTGGATCCTCTTCGCGTTCGAGATCGTCGGCGTCACTGGCACTTGGATTGTTGGGCAACGTCGCCTGTGGTGGGGATGGCTCATCATCCTGATTCATTCAATCCCTTGGGTCGTGTACAGCATCGTGTACAACAAGCCCGGGTTTATCGCTATGGCTGTTATGTGGTGGTCGGTGAATTTGGCGAATGCGATTAAGTGGCGCTCCGAAAAGAAATCCCTAACTGGGGTTGCGGACTAACCGCAGTTGCACTAGGTTGGCAGACAGCCGGTAAGGGACCGGCACGAAAGGAAACAATGACCATTGAAACCACGACTCGCAACGCCGATCTCTCAGGGCTCGTCGACTTGCTGAAAACACAACAGGACGTCAAGTACGACGTCGTCGCCCCAGCCTCAGCACTCGAATATCAAAACGGACTGCTCGTCGTCAAAGACGGCTCTGCCGTAATGGACAGCGAAGGGGTCTCACTCACCGATGCGTTTCTCTCCCCCACCGAAATCTTTGAAGAGGGAGTCTCCCAACGCCTCGGAATCCCACGCGGCTATGTCACCCGCATGAGAAACGAACACACCGAACTCCTTGATGCGAATGTCAACGGATGGCTGCAACAGGAACCCAACCGAAAGTTCCTTGTCCGAGGATTCAAATCTGACGACCCGTCAGAAACCGGAATTGCCCGGGCCCTCCTGTCCGACCGCTTCAAAGTCATCGACAACGTCGACATCCTCTTCGCAGCCCTTGACGGAATCCGCTTCTCAGGAGCCAACGTCGAAATCGCTGGAGCCGACCTGTCCGAACGTCGCATGACAGTAAAGGTCTCAGCCCCCGAAATTGCTGCACTGGCCCCCGAACTGCTCGGCAACTACCGGTCACCGTTCTCAGGGCAATCAGGATCAGACGTTCCCGTCGTCTTCGCCGGACTCGTCATCTCAAACAGCGAAACCGGTGGCGGAGCGTTCACCATCACTCCCCGAGTCGTCTTTCAGGTCTGCTCAAACGGACTCACCGTCAAGAAAGACGCCATGCGACAGATCCACATCGGTGGAAAGTTGGATGAGGGTGTCATCAAGTGGAGTGACGAAACTCAGCAACGCACCTTGGAACTCGTAAAGGCTAAGACGGCCGATGCGGTTCGCACATTCTTGGACGTCGACTATGTCCGCATGGTCATCGCCGGAATCGAAGAGGCAGCAGCAGTCAAGGTGACCTCCCCAGTAAAAGCAGTGGACAACATCGCCAAGGGATTCGGATTCAACGACTCGGAGAAAGATCAGATCATGACCTTCTTCATTCAGTCAGGGGATGCGACTGCCGGTGGAGTCATGAACGCTGTCACTGCAACTGCTCAGGTGCTTACCGACCCGGATCGTGCAAACGAACTCGAAGACGTTGCACTGGATGTTCTGACTGCCACGGCACAGTTCGCTGCTAAGGTCTGAACCCGTGGAGCGTCAGGGGATCCCCCATCTGCCCTGACGACTTCGACGGTCCAAGCGCAGGCCGTCTCAGTTTGCACGGGTTACTCCTTTCCCCTGAACTGAACCATATGCGTTAGAAGGCCCTCGGGAACCGCCTCCCGGGGGCCTTCGCTATTTGCTGTTGGTGTTGTATCTTCCGTGCATGACTGATTTCCATGCAGAACTTGTGGCCGATCTCAATGCGATTGGTGTTGAGGTTGAAAAGGCGAAGATGTCTCGCTCCGAGGCCGGTCGTGTAGCGGCGAACGCCCGTTGGGGAAACAAGGGTGGCGCTCCAAAGATGGTTGACTGGCGTTCGGCAGCAGGGATCTCTGCCGCTGAGCAAAAGTCCAATGCCCGCTCGAAGTCGGCGATGCAAGGCGCACGCACTCGGGCTCAGAACAAAGAAGCAAACACCCGCACCCCGGGGAGCATCCAAGCCGAAATGGAACGCGCTGGCGTCCCCAAGAAAACGATTGATGCGATCACCAAAAACCCTCTCGGTTCTGCCTCAGCGAAAGCAACGGCGGCTCACATCAAACGAGTAAAAGACGTCAACGGTCTGTCTTCGAAGCAAAAGGCCAAGTACAACGAAAAAATGGATATGGCGACGCCCGGGATGAGCCCGGACATGAAGCATCAAGACGCCATTACATACGCTTTAGATGCAAAGGCGGCTAGACCACGCGCTACTGCTGCCCGTGCCGCAGCATCCGCACGATTCAAAACAGTCGCCTCTCAAACTTCAGGCAAAAAAGTATTTACTTCTTCAACAGTTCCCAACCCGGGCATGAGGGCACCAGTATCCGCCCACAAAGAGGCTATTGCCGCGGCTGAATATCATTTAGAGAACTCGAAGTTAACTGGCGCTCAAACAAAGAAACTCAACAACACTGTCAGACGTTCAAAGGATGCGATTGATCGGCTTGAACGTCCCGAATACAACGCCTTAAAAGACCGTGCATTAAGAGATATGCCAAGCCGAAACAACGGAGGAAGTCGTGGCACGGGATACCTTGTCGGAAGATGAGGTCACGGAGCCAATGGCTAAAATTTTTCACGAACGGTTGATCGCTGACCTTGAAGCCATGGGTTATGCGATTGGCCCTGTCACTAAAGCCGACACTTACACACCCCCCGAGGGTGTGCAGTCTGCTGCCCGACGGGCCCTGAAACTCATTGCTGACGGTCACGCTGGTGACGGTTTTACTGATGTCGGCCGTAAACGTGCCTCAGACCTTGCTGCTGGCCGTTCAGTGAGCCTCAATACGGTGAAACGTATGCACTCCTATTTCGCCCGTCATGCCGTCGATAAGCAAGGCAAAGACTGGGACAACGCTGAGAAACCATCGCCGGGGAAGGTTGCTTGGCTCGCTTGGGGTGGCGATGCCGGTAAGTCTTGGGCTGATGCGATTGTCGATCGTGACAACGTGACTAAGGCGTACAAACGGAAATATGCCACTCGCGAAGAGGCTGCACGCGCCGCCGCCAACGCAAGGTGGGGCAATCGAACGCCTGATGTACCTGAGGTCAAAGAAAAGCCGACCAAAAAAGTCGATCCCGTCAAAGAGGCTTACCGTGCTTTCCAAGCGGAAGCCAAAAAGAAAAAGAACCTTGAAAAGACTTTGGAACTCGAAAAGGTTTGGCTGAATGCTGTCCGTGATAATGCTCCACCTAAGGGTGACTGGCGTGAATGCGATTCAATCAAAGAAGCAAAAGCACAGTTCTACGGTCAAGGTTGGATGACCGAAGTTCATTTCGGGAAATTGTCTGTTCCGATGGTCAACGAAGTTTGCAAGACATGGAACGAACTCGGAACGAAATATCCGGAAGTTGCTGCTTACGTTGAAGTCCTTGGTGGGCATAGCGGTTTGCGTGATGCAGGGGAATTGCCGGTAAAAAAGTTTTCTGCCTTAGGCACCGCCTTTTACGGTCCTCGCACGATTGCCTTAAATGACTCTTATTCGCGTGACCAATACGAAGATTTTGCTCAACGTGCCGCAGCGACGGGGTTTCACCCTCCGAGAACCGGAGCGAAGGGTGACGGCGTCAGGTCCGTTCTTGTCCATGAGTTTGGGCACATGGTCGGTCGGAAAACGGGTTTGTCACAAACAGAGGCTGCTATCAAAGAAGTGCGTTCAAGTCGCCCTGCTGGCATTAGAGAAAAAACTGTAAAAGAATTCACCAAAACCAATCTTTCTGAATACGCCACTAGAAATTCTGACGAAGCCTTTGCTGAGGCCTTCACCGAATACCACATGAGCCCTAACCCTCGGCCTCTTGCTACCGCAATCGTTGAACGCTCATTTGATGCGATTGGTAAGACCGAGTGGAAACGAGACACTGTCGCCAAGGCGTACAAACGGAAGTACGCAACTCGGGAGGAAGCGGCTCGGGCGGCCGCTAATGCTCGCTGGGGTAACCGGACGCCGAAGGTTGATGCTCCAGCCGAACCCGCCGGACCGGTAATCGAGCCGTGGGTCGATCAAAAATCCGCTGCCGCTGTCGACAGGGAATTCAATCGACGTTGGGGCAATCGCACATTGATGCGTTTGACTGGCCTTTCACCCGAAGCCGCTAACGGCTCTGCCGAGGCAATCAACGAATTACTGACCCTGTATCCGGACACGACGTTGCATTTGGTTGGCACTCAAACCGGTATTTCACAGATGATTAAATCAGGTACCTATCCGCCCGGAACTCCTGAGAGTGTCAAGTCCCTTGCATCTCGGGGCCGTTACCCGAAAATGAATTTAAGTGAGGGTGGCGATTACTCCCCCCAGTTGCAATTCATTCGAATCAATAAGAACAATCACTCGTCCGATGGTTACGGAAGTGTTTCGACGCGACTCTCCGAGGAAACAGGTTGGTATACGCCAACTGGTTTTCCAGTTGGCGCAGGTCAACCTGAAGGCATTCGTCACGCAGCAAAACGATCGATGGTTCATGAGTTCGGCCACGCGATTGACTTACACCCAAAAAGGAATTCTCTTCCAAGTGATTTCAGCAATTCAAACAATCCAATTACTAAAGCAACCCGAGAAATCACTGGCGCTCCGGCAAGTTCCGCTGCGGCAAACAAAGCGGTTATCGAAACCAATATTGGAACCTACGCCGCCACCAATGCAAAAGAATTGTTTGCTGAGACTTTCACCGAATACCACATGAACCCTGCGGCCCGTCCGTTGTCTGTTGATTTCGTGAAGTTTCGGATGGGTGAAATTGGGGTGCCTCTTGCTGCTCCGTCAACGCTTGGCACGATTGCTAAGGCTTACAAGCGGAAATATGGATCTCGGGCCGAGGCTGCCCGGGCCGCAGCGAACGCTCGCTGGGGAAACAAGGGCTCTGCAACACAGGAAACTTCCGCAGCCGATGATGCGGTTTACAATCCGTCACCCAAAGAGATGTTGGCCGGAAAAACTGCAAGCGGAAGAAAACTTAGAAACACGTTTTCCCAAACGCCGGTCAACGGTTACAACATAGAAACCGATCCTCGACCTTTCGGTTCAGCACCGGAACATTTGAAACGTGGCGCTCTTCTACTTCAAGGCACCGGACAGGCTTTATGGCAGGTCACTTCCGTCAAGGGAGACGTCTTGCGCTCAAAGCCGGTTTACGACAAATACGGACGCAAGATTTACAAGCCCGGGACTTCACAGTCATTGCTTCGTCAGTATTGGGATAATGTCACGGCCGTGAAAGGAAACGCTGCCGATCTTCCCGATCAAGACGATGCGATCGCTAAGGCGTACAAGCGGAAGTACGCGACTCGTGCTGAGGCTGCACGCGCGGCCGCGAATGCACGTTGGGGAAACAAAGGCTCAACTTCTACTGCTGCTCCTGCCGAGCCCAAGCCACAAATTACTAAAGAGACCGACAAGGTTCTCCGCCAGTTTGCCCAAGCCGGATATGCCGCACAAACCGGTATGGGCATGAGGCAACAAAAAGGCCAATTGCACGTCGGTGTTGACGACACATCTGTGACGATCACGGATCTTTATGCGATGCAAAAGTTTCCCCGGTCGGATCCCCGAGCCAAGGCTTTGTTGGCTTATCAACCTGAAGGCAAATCAAGTTTCACTGTCAAAATCGGCAAAGGAGGCAAAGTCGGTTTGCATCCGGAGCAAAACGGTCCTGATATGAACTCTTCAACAATTGATGAACTGACCAAAAAGTCCCGTGTCGACATTGGTGGCTTCAAACCAATCCCCACAATTGAGGGCAGCAAACAACAGTACGTTGCTACCGAAGTCAAAAACCCTAAGACAAAAGAAACTGCAACTGTTTATTTGCGACGGGATCAGTACGACGGGATTCTCGCCAGTCAACCTCCCGGAACCGAATTGAAAGTCGGTTTTGGAGAAAATTATCGAGGCAAATCCCGGATACTTTCTGTTGTCGCTATCAATAATGGCGAGAAAGTCGCTGCCGTCATGGCTATGGGCCCAAATTTTGATCCCACTACTGGGGGCGATGGAAGGCTGACGGTGAAGAAGGTTGTCTCTGTTCACGATATGAGGGCACCTGTCGAAGACGATGCGATTACCAAGTTTGTTTCTTCAAAGCGTTCTGCTGCCGGTCGTAAGGCTGCCGAGGCTCGATGGGGTAAGCGTCTAAAGAAATTCCCGAAAGCATTGGGACGGATGACGCCACGGCAGCGAGCAAGTCTGATGCTCAGTGCCGATAAGCCTGCAAAGGTCAAATTCGTGGGCCCTGAAGGCAAGACAGAAGAGGCGCTCCGTGACGACGCCGGAAATGTTGTAACTGAGCGCATGAACCCTTCGACCGAGTACAAGCGACGTCTTTACGGGTCGGATTCTTGGGTTCAAACGGGCAAGGGCCCGGTGCTTGGCCCGAAGTTGAAGCGCAAGAAGAAGGTTCAGGGAAACGCTGTTCGAGAACTTGCACGGGTGCGGTTTGCCGATGCTCCTGTTCAAAAGGCTGGTGATCGTTCTGCTGCTGGTCGTAAGGCTGCCGAGGCTCGATGGGCAGGTCATCAAAAAAAACAAACTCAATCATCACCGCCTGCTGACAAACCAATTTTCAGCAGAGAAGAACACGCTATTGCTATTGCCTTGGTTGAACGAGTAGCGATTGAAGAACCGGCCCTGACGAAACAAATGGAAGATTTCGCCGAGGAATTTGGTGGTGAACTGACCGGTTTGCAGAACCGATTGAAGAAGTCGGGCTCTTTGGCTCGTAAAATCCATATGGATGCGATTGAAAAGAGTCTTTCTCCGGAGGCTGCCGCTGCTCAAATAAAAGATGCTGTCCGGTACACAATGATTCTGCCTGACACTAACTACGGTTTGTCGGGCCAAGCAATTGTTGATAGGCTCAGAGCCGAAGGAAATGACGTAAAAGTCAAAAATACTTGGTCCCCTGATTCTGAATACAAGGGGATTAACTTGCAGGTGTACAACAAGAAAAAAGGATTTTGGTCTGAACTGCAACTGCATACGCCGCAATCATTTGCTACAAAAAACGAAACTCACAAGATTTATGAGTTAGAGCGGGTTGAAAAAGATCCCAAGAAAAAAGCGTTGTACACAGCGCAGATGAAAGCGGCCTCCGGCAGTTTGCGTATTCCGCCCCGGGCCGAAGTCATCAAATCAAAGGAGGACAGCATGAAAGAAATTTGGTGGAAACGGGTCTCAGACGATGGGGAAACTGTTTACAGCGTGTGGCACGCTCACGGCCCTGAATCGATGATGGAAAAGAATTATGCCGGTGAATGGGTCGACGCTTCCGAGCAGTACTTCACTCCGTTCGAAGAGACCGATTTCATTGAAATTTCAGAAGACGAAGTCGAAGCCGTCTTGAAAGACTTGACGGCCTAACCGGGGTAGGGTATCTTTGTGGTGCGGGGAGCGGGGGCTCCTCCGGAAAGGGACATCATGTACAAGCGTTTCGCAGGGCTCTCAGCACCGAAACGATGCGTTTCCACTGCCTGCTACCGCTGCGGCGGCACCGGCTACGTCCACCCATGGGGCACCTGTTTCCGCTGCGGTGGTGCCCAAGTCGACCCGAGCCACAAGGATTTCGGTTACCCGCAAACGTGGACCGACGCCGAAATCGAAGAATGGGACCGGGCTCGTCGGGCCAAGAACGAAAAGGCCCGGGTCGCCCGGGAGGAACGTCTCGCCGTCAAGAAAGCCGCCAAGTTCGCTGAGAACCTCGCCAAGTGCCCCGAGTTAGCCGACATCAAAGATTACGGCGGAATCCTCGGAGACCTTCGGGAAAAGGCTGAAAAGTACGATCTCAGCCCCGCTCAGTTTGAACTGGTCGCCAAACTGGTGGCTCAGGACAAGGCTTATGCGATTGCCAAGGCCGCTCAGGTCGAAGCCGACGCTCACCTCATCTACATCGGCGAGGTCGGCGAGAAGATCACGATCACTGGCACAGTGAAGGTCGCCAAGGCAATTGACACTCAGTTCGGTCTCAGTCGCCTCCTGATCGTCGCTGACACCGACGGCAACCTCATCAAAGCCTTCACCACCGCCCAGTTCGTTTGGGATCTCGAAGCCGGTGACGAGGTCACGCTGATCGCCACGGTCAAGGCCCATGAGGTCTACGAGGATGTCAAGCAGACGGTCATCACCCGGCCGAAACTGATTGAACATAAGCAACTGGTGGATGCCTGATGCCACAAGCCTCGTATCGGGCCCTGTATGCGTTTCTCTCGGATTCGCTTGGGGCCCGACGGGCAATTCCCCTGTTGCCCCGGTCGTTTCGACCACGGCCCCGTCACACACCTAACCGTGGTGTGGTACACTTGTGTCGGGAGGAAAGGGATCCTCCCCGAAAGGAACCTCATGGCAATGACACCCGAACAACGTAAGGCAGCAGCCGCCAAGGCCGTCGCCACTCGCCAAGCCCGCAAGGCAGCAGCCGCCGCCGATGCGATTGGCAAGATCAAACAACGTGCCGGATTCTCCGCCTACGCCTGCCCCCAATGCCGCAACACGGTTTACGTCAAATCCGCCAAGGCCGACGTTTACCACCGCTGCCCATCGTTCGGCCTCAAATGGGTCGACTACATCCTGATCTCCGAATGAAAGGAAACCTGATGCGATTAACTCGCTTCAAACGCAAGTACATACTTCGCACCGAGTTCGATGCCGATGGGACATGGACGCCAGTGACGGTCGACGAAGTGTTCGGCCGCAACCCTCAGATCACCGACGCTCACGCTGCTTTCGCTAAGTACGCAGTGGTTGACGAATGGAACCAGTACGGCCCTACCGAGATCCGGGGCCGCACCTACCGTCTAGCCGTGTACAAGAAGCGGGGCTCTCGGATGCGATTGATTCAAACTGAGCAGATCCCCCCGACTCGCCCGGTTGACTTGACTAACGTCGAATGGCCCAAGCCCTAACCCCGGTGTGGTACCGTTGGAGTGAAGGGCAGGGGCTCTTCGGAAAGGAACAGCATGACCGAATGGCAAGCATCACCAAAGGTCAGAGAATTCAAGGCCCAACGAACGTCACTTCGAAAGAACACGCCTCGGCCCGTCACTCAGCGAGTTCGTTCTTTCTCCGGAATCGTGTGGCGTAAAGTTGACAGTCAAGTTGAGCAAGGGCGTTGCCCTCACGCCCACTCCAAGCCGTCAAGCGCAACAAAATGCGCCGAAGCCCTTGCCAAAAGGCTGAACCGGGCAGCCAAAAGGAGCAACAGTGAAACGCTTTGATTTCGACATCACCCACGACGAATGCGACATCTGTCAACTCAACCTCCGCCACCTCGTCGGCAAAATCGTCACTCACGACCAAGAATATGGCGTCCTGTCATCCCATGATTCTGACGGCGAATGGCACGGAGCATGGATGAGATTAAATGACAGGAAACCAAAACCCTGATGGTCATCATGCTGCCCTACATGATCTTGGCGATCTTCTATGTCGGCCGAGCCACCGTGAAACTCATTATCGGTCTCGCAATCCTGATCGCAGCGATCCTCGCCAACCTCATGAAAGCAATCAATTGGGTCGTCTCAACAGCCAAAAAAAGGTGACCCTGTCCCGAATGCGACTGGGGATGTATGATCGCCGCCTATGGATGAACAACCGTTCGAAGACATTGACACACCCATGTCCGCAGCGGCCATCGCCATCCACGAAATGTTTCTCAGTCTCGTCGCGGCCGGATTCTCAGATGACCAAGCCCTGACCCTTGTTGCCCGAATCTCTGTTGACAACGGCGAGTGAACCTACCGTGGGTTGCGGCCCCAATGTGGTGGCAAGGCGCTAAATGTCGCCGAGAAGCCACTGGATGCAGCCCATTCTTCGGTCCGGACACCGTCACCGCTACCCGTATCTGTCAGGACTGCCCCGTGAAACTCAATTGCTTACAGTCAGGGCTGAAGGAACGCTGGGGTGTTTGGGGTGGAGCAACGTCACAGCAGCGGGCTCGAATCCGTCGACTTGTCATTGATGGCGTCCCTTTGAAGGATGCGTTTGCCCGAGTCAACGAACGGAAAGGTTTCTGATGCCTTACATCGTCCGAACAGGCTCGTTTGTCCGATACCGCACCGCTGCTGGCCGAGTTCGCCACGCTGTCGTCACGGCTGTCACCGATCAAACCACTATCAATCTCCGCATCGGTAATGGTTCCACGAAGCAAAGCGTTACCGGAGCAGTAAAAAAGCAGCCCCACGACGGCGGCGGCGCTGGATGGATGCAAGGGTCTCGCTGATGGCTGATTTCCAAGAACTTGGCTCAACCGGCCTCAAACGAGGCGGTGGAGTAATTGTTGAAGAGTTCCTGAACCGTCTTCGCGGGCGCGAGGGCGCACGCGCATACCGGGAAATGGCTGACAACGATCCGGTCATCGGAGCAATGCTGTTTGCCATTGAACGTCTCCTGATGCGAGTCGAATGGCGAGTTGACCCATATGTTGACAAAGACACCGAAGAACCCGATGCAAAGGATCTCGAAGTCGCCGACTTCGTCGAATCGTGTCGCCACGACATGAGCGATTCATGGTCGTCGACTCTTTCTCAAATCCTGTCGTTCCTTTTGCACGGCTGGTCATTCCATGAAATTGTTTACAAGCGCCGAGTCGGTCCGGCTGAAAAGGATGCGACTAAGCGTTCCCGTTTCACTGACGGCAAGATCGGTTGGCGCAAACTCCCGATCCGCTCACAGGACACGCTGATCCGCTGGTACTTTGACGACGCTGGCGGTCTCATCTCAATGGAACAGTTGGACCCATCCACAGGGGTTCGAGCAACCATCCCGATTGAAAAGGGCCTGCTGTTCCGCACCACAACGGTCAAAGGCAACCCTGAAGGCCGCTCAGTTATCCGCAATGCGTATCGCCCTTGGTATTACAAGCGCCGCATTGAAGAGTTTGAAGCCATCGGTATCGAAAGAGACCTCGCCGGTTTGCCAATCGCTTGGGTTCCACCACAGTGGATGTCATCGGATGCGACTGCCGACGAAAAATCAGCATTCGCTTCAGTGCAAGCCATCGTCCAAGGCGTCAAACGAAACGAAGCAGAAGGCATCGTCATGCCCATGCTGCATGATGCCGACGGACACCGTCTCGTCGAATTCAGTCTCCTGAACTCGGGAGGCACCCGACAGTTCGACATTGACAAAACCATTTCCCGTTACGACCAACGAATCGCTATGACCGTGCTGGCCGACTTCATTCTGCTCGGCCACGAAAGCGTCGGATCGTTCTCCCTCGGCGCATCAAAGGTTGACCTGTTCACCACTGCCATTGAGGCTTGGGGCAAAATGATCGCCGATGTTTTCAACGATCATGCGATTCCACGTCTCCTTGAAGTCAACGGCATGGATGTCACCCGATGCCCGAAACTCGTTGTCGGCGACGTCACCGCAGTGGATCTCGGACAAATCTCCGATTACGTCTCGAAACTCACCTCGGCTGGCATCATCGTCACCGACGAAGACCTTGAAGACCATATGCGGCAGATCGCTTCCCTTCCCCCCATCGACCATGACGCTCGGGACGCTAAAGAGGCTGAAGACGCCCAAGCCCAAGCCGACATGGAAGCACAAACGGCAGCCGATACCGGCTCTGCCGATGCGACTGACTCAGGCCCAGCAGAGGACATTCCGGCAGACGGGGCATAACCCGTGACCTTCAACTTTCAGCGCCTCAGCAAAGCAAAAGTCCCCACAGGGGATTCAATTCTCGTCAATCAGATCATTGACATCTATCGACGTGCCATTAATGCGATTAACCCGGATCTCACAAACCTTGCAACCGCCGATTGGGTTGCATTAGTTGGGGATCTCAAAGGCTTTGAAGGGTTCCTCCGTCAACTCTTCGATCCGTTGAAAGCGGCAATTCTTCAGGGTGCTGTCAAACAGGAAGCACCGCTGTCTCGAACCGTAAACGCAACTATGCGTTTCGATATCACCGATCCCCGAGCCATTGCCTACGCCGAAGACCGTGTTGGGCAATTGATAAAGCAGGTCACCGAAGAAGTTCAGCAAACGGTCCGTGATGTCGTCGCTAGGGCTTTCCGTGAAGGCCGCACCGTCGATCAGATCGCAGCGGAACTCCGCAACAGCATCGGCTTGCACGATCGTTGGGCCCGGGCAGTAGAGAACTTTGAACGCCGCCAGTTTGAACAGTTGTCGAAGACGATGCCGTATGAAACGGCAATGAAAAAGGCTGCCGAGTTGGCGGAGAAGTATCGGGCCCGCCTTATTCGCAAACGCGCCATGACCATTGCCCGCACTGAAACCGGTCAGGCCGCTATGTACGGCCGCTATTTGTCATGGCTGCAAGCCGCCGACTCGGGGCTCATCGATCCTTACACGACCGGGAAACGCTGGTTCGCCACTCGCCCATGCGATCGATGCAAGTTACTGAATGGCGAAACGGTCGGGATGTTAGAGACATTCTCAAACGGCAAGATGGGCCCTTTGGATCATCCCAATTGCAAATGCACGATGGTTTTGATCCCGAATTGGAAACCTAGTCTGAACCCGGTTTCAGTTCAGAAGGCTTATCAGCGCAAATATGCGACTAAACGTGAGGCCGCTCAGGCCGCTGCGAACGCAAGATGGGGGAACCGGTCACCGAAACCTTCTGCTGCTAAAGAAGTCAACTGGACAAAACTTGAAACCATTGACGAAGTCAACGCTGCTTGGAACGAGAAGCACGGTGCTTTAGTTCCCGGCGGTTTCGAGGGCGTATCAATCCGTTTCGCTAGACAGGCTGCCGCTGGGCTCGATGCCATGTTTGAGCAATACCCGGATGTTGCTGCCGGTCTTTCGTTTGTTGGAGGAACAAGTTCGCCTCTGTACCGACCAACCGTTCAAAAAAAGTTGGGTTTGAGCGATGCCGAGACCACAAAACTCGTGGGCTATTTGCCTAACGGTTGTTTCGGTGGCACTTCGATGAAATACGGCTTCATCGTTTTCTCGGAAGACAGTGACAACTTCGTTCAAGACGCTTTCAGCAAAAATCAGTACTCCGGTTGGGTTGTCCCGACACGATCGAACGTGAAGGCGGGCGAATACATCGCTGTCCACGA